GGGTCATTCAGTTTCTTATCAAAGTTTGTTCCATACTCAAATATTATATCATATATTACCATAGTTTCAAGTGATGTATCACCCCCTAGATAACTCTTCAGTATAGGAGGATGTCCTTTAGAACAATCAAACACATCATCAACTTTATTATCATCAAATAAACTATTAGTTTCTTCCTTAAAAATATAAGAAAGTGACTGTACCTTCTTCTTCCAATCTACATATCGTGCTTCTCCTTCCTTTATCATCTCCCCAATCCACATCGTACTAGGATCAGTAGAGTATATAAAATTAGATACAAAAAACTCTTCTACTTCTTTATCATTCTTCTTTCTTGCAAACTTTTCAAACCAAAACCTATCCTTTCTCTTATAGAAAGCTTGAACAGTTGCTCTAGTTTTACCACGATACTTATGATAATCGTAATGTTCTTTAGTAAAGTGGTTTTTTAATGAGAGATAACAACGATATGCATCAAAAGGCATCATTTCATATAGGAAGTTTTGCTCTGGAACTTCTCTTTAAGAAGTTAAGTTCTGATGCTTCATACTTAATCTTTTCCTTTAATGGTTTAGGAATAAGTTTAGGTACTGATTCCAAATCAATACTATTCTTATCACAAAAATAAACAATAGCATCGATGTAATTCATATTCTCATTATTTAAAACAAGATTTTCAATTTCATCTGCAAAACCTGCGGAAGAGAAAAACTTACTCTCCAATACTTTTGCTAGTTCATCCTTCGACATTCTCTGACCTAAGATTGTTTGATACAAATTCTTTAATATAACGAACCAGAAGTTTAATATAATCCCCTTTGTTCCTTTTGTCAAATACTTTTACTTCACCACTAGGAGTTACCATGATAGTGATAAGTTTTTTGACAGGGATACCTGTTAGTTCGTAGTAAGCAGCAGCATAAAAAGTTTCCTGAACAAAATAGTTTTCCAACCACTTCTCAGGTTTAATCTTCTCAGATGTTTTAAAATCTATTACTGCTAACTCACCTTCATACTCTGCTATACAGTCAACTCTACCAGCAAGACCAAGGTACTCAGAGTAAAGGGTTCTTTCTATAGCATGTACGTTATTTATCTTATCCAAATATGGTTTAGCATGATGGAACATAAACTGAGTAGCAGGTCTAAAATCCTTCCAATCTATTTCATTGTTCCTCATATAAACTTCCACTGCTTCATGGAAGTCTGTACCACGGGTAGTTGCTTTCTTTGTAATCTTATTTGCTTCCTCAATACCAATTCGCTTACGCCAGTTAATAAAGATTTGCCTATTATAAAAGGAAGTTACAGACGTAATAGAAGGAACCCACTGACCATCAGGAAGATGATACAGTCGGCATCCAGGAGTTTCTTTCTTATCTAATTCAAGATCACCAAGAAAATTACAATGTTCAAACGTCATAAACCAGTTTCTAATTTAGCAAGAAGGTATTCTTTACACAGACCAGATCTTACAATGTCTTCCACACCAAACTCAATAATATCTATTGAAGACATTATACGAAGAGTTTTCATGAAATCAATGATGCCATTCCTCTCATTTGTTTTTATCAAATCAGTTTGAGTAGCATCTCCGCAGAACATAATCTTAGTATTTTCACCAACCCTTGTTATTATACTATCAAGTTCATGATAATTCAAGTTCTGGAATTCATCAACTATAATAATTGCATTATCAAATGTAGTACCACGAATGAATGAAGTACTCCAGAAATCAATTGTGCCTTGAGTCTTTAGATTACCATAAAGCATTTGGAAATCTGCTTCAGTAGGTAACTCAAACATATATTTGACCATATGCTTGTAAGGAATCTGATATAGATTCGACTTGTCTTCATGGTCACCTGGTAGGAAACCAATCTCTCTAGTAGGCACAAGTGACCTTATAATATAGATCTTCTCAGCAGGAGTAGTAGGATCTAAAACATCACGCAGTGCATTGTAAAGAGTAATGAATGTCTTACCAGTACCAGCACATCCATATGCAACAATGTTCTGATTGTTTTCATATGATTTAAATAAAATTTTCTGATTGTCAGTAAGGGGTTCAATGTCCCTCATCACATCAGTATTAATTGGTTTTTTTCTTTTCATCTGCTTTGCGGTTAATCCAACCCCTATTGGTTGTTCTGATTTCTTTTTTCTTGGCATGTTATTCAGATTCAGTCATTACGGATTGGGTTGCAGACTCATATGAGCCTTTCTTAGCTAGTCTTCCAGAGATACCTCCAGATTTATCTGCCTTCTTTAATATCTCTCCCCATCCAGGATTCTTATTAACTAGTTTATCCCTCCACTCACCAACCTCAACTCCCAGACTTGGTGAATTTTCAGGAGTAAAATATCGTTCCCACTCAGGGTTGTCAGTCTTCCACTGGTCCCAATCATGGATACTCATTCTCACTTCCTTCTCTTCTCCAGTGTCTTTGTTTATAACAGGGTATGTTGCCATATCAATACAATAAGGTTTACGATTATTTATGAAACCCAGTCAAGAGCCTGAGCAACAGTAGGAAATTGTTCGGAGAAAATAGAACGAACACCCTCTGCTACTGTCATATGCTCCTTCTGTGTTCCATGTGCAGAACGTAGGTCAACATAGTGTATCCATGAACGTACACTACCAGTCATATAGATTCTTGTAGGGGTAGCAAGAGGTAATACAAATCTTGCACACTCTTTAGCAACACCAGCATCAAGCATCTCTTTATATAATTTCATTCCTTCTGCAAAATGTTTCTGCATTTTAAAATTTAAATCCTGTATCATAAGAGGATCTAAATCATCAATACTATTCTGTCTATTCTTATCATCCTGTCTACGAAGTTCTGGTAAAGAAATCTCATCAGCTAACATACTACTATCAGCATACCTCTGAGAGAACTCTTGATAGGTGAATGAACGATGTCTTAATATCTGTGCTGCTAATCCTCTAGTAGTATTAATCTCTACAGTCATAAATGCTTGTTCAAATACTGACCAGTGACCGTGATTAATACAATACTTCAATAATCCTGCAAACTTATCATTGTCTTGGTTATTAGGATTACTAACACGAGCAACATATGCCATGTGCTGTTCAGCATCAGGTGTTACGCTGACCAATTTGATTTGACTATCCGTCGTCATCTTCAAAGACCTCATCGTAATCAGTTGGAAGGGGGTTCATATTATTATAATTCTCTTGCTTATAAGAGTCAACATCAGAATAAATTTCAGATTCTAACTCTTCTACAATTTCTTTAAATGCTCTTATTAAAACTTTTAGTTTTGCTTTATTCATTTTAAACTCCCCAATCTGGACTCGAACCAGAGACATAGTGATTAACAGTCACCCGTTCTACCAACTGAACTATTGGGGATTGGGGTGTGGGAGGTTGGATTAATGTATACCAACAAGTAAGGGGCATTGCTACATTAGTAGATTTTTACCTTACTGTCTGAGACCCGACTGGTATGTCGGTTCTGTCGCTTCCACGACAGCAGCACCACCTGTGTCTCATCACCTTAACTAGCCTTATGCCAGCAAGTTTGATTCAGTCACTCCCGTGTCAGGTTCGTCAACCCAACAAATATATTATGGCACAAAAAAAGGAGGGTGTCAAGCCCTCCTTTTAATTTCGTTTAAACAGCAGTAAGTTTCTTGGAAACTTTGATTCCTCGATACATTAGATCGAAGTTTCTATGCTGTGCTGCTTCAGCGAGCACTTTCTTGTTGTACTCTGAAGAGTCATACTCGACTCCTCTGTAAGTGACTTTTGCCATTGGGTTTCTCCAAAGTAGTAGGGGTTTTAATCCGTTCCTTTAGTCAACTTGTGCGTCCCCCAGTCGAAGGAGGGATGAACGATCCGTTCCGAGTCGGCTTACTTGCGTCCTGAATGTATCAGGATGAACGTTATGTGTTAATACTAACACAACCATATTATATAGTCAAGTAAGTCAGTAAACAAAGATTTTTACTTATAAATTACTTCTCCCATAACATCAGGACAAAGCATTGCTGATACCAACTCCTTTGCCTTGGCATTACTATCACATAATTTATTCATCCATATTCTCTCATCCAAATCAACCAAACCATCCGTTGATATTATACGACAACAAATGTCTATAATTCTATTTTTGATACTTGTGCTTAACATGTTCTATTGCCGAAGGTAGAAGTGCGTACTCTTGTCTTTGTATTGCTTTCGTTAGAGATATTATATCATCATCTGGTAAAATAGGAACCTTTCCTTGAAGAATTATTTCTCCTCCATCCAATTCCTCATTTACATA